GTAGTATCCGCACCGGCCACGTCGAGTCTCGTGGGCGTCGGCGGTAACACGATCTCGACTAACGGTTCGACTATCTCGATTTCGCAGTTGAACATCGACCGCTACGAGCCGAATCCGCCGCTGGCGACGAATTCGACCACCTACCTGCAACCCATCGGCCAGTGGTGGTTCCAGCCATTCGAGCCGTATGCGCCGATGAGCGGTGGCCGGCTGAACTTCGCGACGCAGTTCGGCTCGACCTCGCAGTTGCCGCGTGGAACAACGTCGGCCTCGTGGGGATCAAATACGTCCGGCCAGAAGGCGATGCGCTACCAGTACAGCCTGTCGGCTGCGCTGTTCTCCAATGGCGCAGGCACGAACTCGACGCGGTTGGAGTCATTCTGGTCCGGTATCCACTCGTTTGAGATCAGCCACAACATCAGCATTTCGGGCGCGGCTGGCCCAAACATGACTGTTTCGATGGGCGTGACGATGAGCGGCCTGAGCAACATTGACTCGGCAGGCGCATCTACGACGACGACTTATGGCGGGTCCAGCACGATTGCCTCGGCGGCGTCTAACATCGACAGCACGGCGAACAGTTCGATCCTGTCAAGCGTCAACAACATGCTGTCGAACAACCTGATCCTGCCGGTGCCGTTCAACACCACGATCAATCCGGGGCATTATGTTCTCGGCGTGGCGTGGTCTACGGCGTCGTCCACGACAGGCTCAAGTCAGGTTGGTTTCGCAGCGGTCAACGCACTCGGCATCGCACGGCAGTCAAACATCACGGTCTATCGGATGTTCGGGCGCACGGCCACGAACGTCAGTTCGCAGATTTACCCCGGACTCGGCGCGTACTCGGCATCCAGCGCCGCGCCGCCGACGACCATCGCGCACACCAACATCCGCACGCTGGCGACAAACGCAGTCCACTACGTCAACTGGATCAACTCCAATGCCATCACGGTCTAACTGATGTCCGCAGAAATCCTAACCGCTGGTTTCCACAACGCCGACCTCGCCAAGTCGTCTATGCGCGTCCTTGAGGGCGGGACGTGGAAGAAGCAGCGAATCATCACCCTGATCCCGGCCGGCCCGACCATCGCCGCCAAGGTGTACCTGTCCCACATGGGCCTGTACTACCCGCCGAATCAGGGCGTACATCGGATGCTGTGCCAGGGTCTTGAGGTGGGCGATGCCTACAGCCGCGCCATCACAGAAATCCTCGCGCACCCGGACCTGTCGCAGTGGGAATACCTGCTCACCATCGAACACGACAACATGCCGCCGCCCGATGGCGTCGTGAAGTTGATCCGCCAGATGGAACTGCACCCTGAGTTCGCCACCATCGGCGGGCTCTACTGGTGCAAGGGCTACGAAGGCTGCGCGCACATCTGGGGAGACATCACCGACCCGGTGGTGAACTACCGTCCGCAGGTGCCGCGTGCGGGAGAACTCGTCGAGTGCTACGGCACGTCGATGGGGTTCAACCTGTGGCGCATGTCGATGTTCCGCGACACCCGCTTGCAGAAGCCGTGGTTCAAGACACTCGACGGCTCCGAAGGAAAGGGTATCGGCACGCAAGACCTGAGTTTCTGGAACGACGCGCGCAAGTACGGGTATCGCTGCGCGGTCGATTGTTCGATTCTCGTCGGCCACCACGACTTGGAAGGCAAGTTCGGGCCGGCCGACATGGTGTGGTAAGGGGGAAACAATGAACGCAGTTGCAGAAGTAGTGCCCGCGCCGATAAAGCTCGATATCGGCTGCGGTAAGCGCAAGAAGGAAGGCCACATCGGCCTCGACATCATGCCGTTCGAGGGCGTCGATGTAGTCATCAATGTAGGCACCGAACGCTGGCCGTACGACGACGGCACCGTGGCGGAGATCCACGCGAGCCACTTCGTGGAACACCTGACCGCGCCGCAGCGTATCCACTTCGTCAACGAGGCGTACCGCGTGCTGGTGAAGGACGGCAAGATGTCCGTCATCACGCCGCACTGGTGTTCCCAGCGCGCCTACGGCGACCTGACGCATCAGTGGCCGCCTGTCTCAGAGATGTGGTTCTACTATCTGGACAAGGCGTGGCGCGCGAGTGAAGCGCCGCACAACGACCAGTACGCTTGCGACTTCGGCTGCGTGTGGGGCTACTCGCAGCACCCGTCGCTAAATGTCCGCAACGGTGAGTACCAGCAGCACGCGATGGCGTTCTGGAAAGAGGCCATCATGGACATGCATTGCACGATGACCGCAAGGAAGTGATGTGCCAGGCGGCTTTCAAGTCGGGCCATTCCAGCCAGCGTACCAGCAGGTACCGCTCGCTGTTGGTGTTGTCCCTGTCACGGGTGGCGGTGGCGGCGGACGGGTTTGGTACCAAGGCAAGCGGCGCAAGCGGCGGCTCCTTGACCGCCCGAACCTTCACCTCGAAGCGATCCTCGACAGCGTTGTTAACGAACTCTACGGAGAACTGACCGACGACGATGTATCGCCCGAGATTCAGGCCAAAGCCGCCAAGCTCGTCAAGCCGTTCGTTGAAGGCAAGGACAAGAAAGTTGCGGTGCCAGAGCCAGAGGCGGTAGATTGGACGCGCCTTGAGAGGGACGCGACGCGGGTTCAGGCGTTGATTGCCTTGTGGCGGAAGCAGGAGATCCAGCGGGAGATCGACGACGAAGATGACTTCCTGATGATGGTGGACTGATGCCAACCTACGCATACGAGTGCCAGAACGGTCACTATTTCGAGCGGGTACTGCCCGTTGCGGAGTACGCGACAGCGCAGATTTGCGAGTGCGGGTCGCCCGGGATGAAGATCATCCAAGCCGTGCGTGCGTTCATCCAGAAGGGCATCTGCTACGACAGTCCAATCGACGGCAGGCCGATCACGAGCATGCGGGCGAGGCGAGACGACCTCGCTCGCAACAACTGCCAGGAATACGACCCGGAGATGAAGAAGGACTATCATCGCCGCATCGAGCGTCAGCAGGCGGAACTGGAACGCTCGCTTGAGTCCAGCGTCGAAGCAGCCGTTGAGGCGATGCCGGTACGCAAGCGTGAGAAACTTCAGGAAGAACTGGCGGGCGGTGCAGATGTGGTACCCGAACGGCAGGCCGCGCCGTTCAAGTCGATAACGAAGGTGCAACATGGACATTGACAACGAGGCCGGCGACACTGGCTTCGATATCGGCGCTAGCGTCGATGCGATTGCTGGCGGACTTGGGCTCAAAGGAACCGGCCACAGCGAGTCGGACAACCCCTCTGAGCCTGAGTCTGCCGCCCCCAAAGCGGCGGCGACTGATGAGACGGAGGGGACAGACACAACCACCGCGCCCCCCTCGCCAGATCCTTCTGTCGCCGCTGCCCCGGCCGCCAAGCCTCCGCCGAAGTCGTGGGCCAAGGAAAAGCACGACCTGTGGGCCAAGCTGCCCACGGACGCGCAGGACTACTACGAGACCCGCGAAAAGCAGTTCTTGGACGGCCTCGACCAGTACAAGGGCGAGGCGCAGTTCGGTAAGGCCATGCGGGACGTGCTGAACCCCTACAAGCCGATCCTTCAGGCGCAGGGGATAGACGAGCCGCAGGCCATCCAGTACCTCATGAATGCCCACTATCGGCTCACTCAGGGAAGCAAGGACCAGCGGTTAGAGGCGTATCAGAAGTTGGGCCGAGACCTTCATCTCGTGGACGCCCCGGAGGCGGCACAACTGCCCCCGGAAGTGCAGCAGTTGCAAACCAGACTGGAAAGCATAGAATCTGAAAATGCCGCAGCGAAACAAGCCCAATATGAGGCGAAGTTAGAGGCGGTAAGAAAGGAGATAGACGCAGTCGCATCCGATCCGGCGAACCCGTACTTTGATGACGTGGCGAACGACATTATAGCCATGATTAAAGTCGGGTATCCGCTCAAGGAAGCGTACGAAAAGGCTGTGTGGGCGAATCCGGTTACTCGCCAGAAAGAGATTGCTCGCCTTCAGACAGAAAGCGACAAGGCTCTGAAGGAAAAGGCGAAGCAGGAAGCCGAAGCGGCGCGGAAGGCATCTTCCGCAAACGTCAGAGGGAGAGACACCCGCCGGGCTCCGACAGAACCCAAGGGAACAATGGAAGATACCCTGCACGAAACGATGGAGAAGATCCGCAATCGTGCCCATTAACCCGGAGTTCTATCAATGGCATCACCCAACAGCACCTTTACGGAACTGGTCTCGACCACCTTCCGTAAGCACCGCAGGGACATTCAGGACAACCTGTCTAACCGCAATGCGCTTCTGAAGTACCTCATGAAGCGCGGCAACAAGCGCCTCGAAGATGGCGGTCTGACCATCGTCACTCCGCTCGATTACGCCCAGAACAGCACCTACCAGCGTTACAGCGACTGGGATCTGCTGAACATCTCGGCGTCGGACGTGATTTCCTCGGCTGAATACACCTGGCAGCAGATCGCGATGAACGTCGTGTCGAGCGGCCGGGAACTGCGCATCAACAGCGGCGACTCGCGCATCGTGTCGCTCGCCAAGGCGCGCATCAAGAACGCCATCCGCACCTTCAACAACAACTTCTCCGCAGACCTGTACAGCGACGGTTCGCTGACCAACCAGATCGGCGGGCTCCAGAAGTTGATCTCGGACACCGGCGTTGGAACGGTCGGCGGCATCAACGCGGCGACCTACCCGTTCTGGGCCAACACGTTCATCGACGCATCGGACCTCTCGGTTACGCCGAGCGCGACGACCATCGAGAACGGCCTGATGTTGCCGGCGTGGCTGGCGACGGATCGCGGCCCGGACGATCAGGTTGACCTCATCGTGGCTGACAACACCTACTACTCGTACTTCGAGACCTCGCAGGTATCGCTCAAGCGGTACAACGATACGAACACCGCCAGCGGTGGTTTCGTGTCGCTCAAGTACAAGAACGCGGATGTCATCTACGACGGCAACAGCGGTATCCCGGCGAACCACATGTACTTCGTGAACACGAACTACATCGAACTCGTCGTGCATCGCGACGCCGACCTCGAAATCATGGACGAGATGCGGCCCGTCAATCAGGACGGCGTGGTTGTTCCGATCCTCTGGATGGGCAACCTGTCGTGCAGCAACCGCAAGTTGCAGGCTGTCATCGTCGCCTAATAGCGCCACCGGAGAAACTCTCATGTATGCACCTATCAACTTCGCGGGCGCGACCCCGTTCAACGACTGGTTCGCCCCGGACACCACGCAGCGGCATCAGCTCGGACTCATCGTGGATGCGATGGACCCGTACTGGGGCTATGGCAAGTTCAAGTACATCAAGTCGAACGACGCGATCCTGAAGGGTTCGCTCGTCGTGACCGGCACGGCACCGACGTATCTCGGTACGCTGCTGCCGAACACGGCGAGTCTCGGCGTTCCGTTCGGTGTCGCGATGGCACCGATGGCGTCGGGCACCTACGGTTGGATCATGGTTGTCGGTCAGGCGGTCTACAAGACCAACGCGACCGTCGCCGCTGATGCGACCGTGGGCGTGACGGCGGCCGGCATTCTGGGTGCCTACAGCACCCTCAAGGGCATGGTCAACGTGCACAACCTGAAGGCGGCCACGGCCACCACGACGGTGACTGCGGTCACGACCAACGGTAACGGCATCCTGCGGACCGGCGGCTACGATGGGTTCTTCCTCGGCATGGCACTGTCGGGCACGGGTATTCCGGCCTCGACCGTGGTTGCCAAGTTGGACCCGGACGGTCGCACGATCTACACGGGTTCGGCCATCGGCACGCTTGGCGATAAGAACTCGACGGCAACGGGCACGATCACCCTGACCGGAACCTACACAGGGTTCGGTCTGGGCGAGATCAACTTCCCGTCCACGTCGTCGGCTGTCGCGTAACGACGATCAGGCGGGCGGCAATGGGGCCGCCCGCCTCTCTAACAAGGAAACTCTATGAGCGCAGTTGGCGAGATTCAGCAGCGCGTGGATCGTCCCGCGCAGGTGGAGTTTGAACGACGCGCCGTGGAGGACGTACCGGCATCCCAGAAGGAAGGCCGCTACGTTGCGAAGGACGTGGATTACGTCAAGATTTTCGTCCCGTACTCGAAAGATATCAACGAGATGCGGGTTGATCGGTGGTTCAACAACCTCGACCAGTACGCCAAACAGGATCGTATCCCGCGCGACTGGCCGGCGAACTACCGGAAGTTGTACCAGGCGTGGAAGGATGGACAGGAACTGCCGCTGAACGGCACGCCCATCCGTGGGTGGGGAGTCATCAGTCCTGCGCAGCAGGAAATGCTCATCCACCTGCACATCGTCACAGTCGAGGACTTGGCGAACATGAACGACGAAGGCTCGCGCCGCGTCGGCATGGGCGCGCTGGAACTCAAGAACAAGGCGCGCAACTGGCTCGCGCAGTTGACCGACAAGGGTCCGCTGACGCTCAAGATGACGCAGTTGGAGAACGAGAACGCGCTGTTGAAGCGCAACCTCGCGGACCTTCAGGAGACGGTTTCCAAGTTGCTCGCGCAGTCCGGCGGAGACGCGCGCGTAACCGTGCCGATTGCCGATACCATCGCGCCGAACGACATCCTCGATGAAGAACCGCCGCCGCCGAAGCCTCGCAAGGCCAGGGAAGCGACGATCTAGGAGTAGGCCATGACGATGCTCGCTGCGATTCAACACTTCTGCCGTCGCAGTGGCATCCCGAGGCCAACGACGGTCTACGGCAGCACCGACTCGCAGGTGTTGCAAGTGATGGCGCTGTTGGAGGAAGAAGGCAACGACCTCTCGCTGCGTAACGACTGGCAGGCGCTGACCTTCGAGGCATCGCACACGTCGCTCGCCACCGAGGATCAGGGGGCCATCGCGACGATTGCCTCCAACGGGTTCCGGCACATCAAGAACGAAACGATCTGGAACCGCAGCACCCAGATTCCGCTGTACGGCCCGATGGACGCCGCCGAGTGGCAGGCGGTCAAGGGGATCACGTCTACGGGGCCGCACTACCAGTACCGGATACGCGGTGGTCGACTCATCGTCAACCCGACGCCGACTGCCGGCGACTCGTGGTACTTCGAGTATGTCAGCAAGAACTGGATTCTTGGCGCTGACGGCGTGACGTACAAACAGTATTTCACGCTCGATACCGACACGTTCCTGCTTCCCGAAGAACTGCTGATGATGGGCCTGCGGTGGCGCTGGAAGAAGGAAAAGGGCCTCGACTACGCCGAGGACTTCCGTACCTACGAGACGCAGGTCAACGACATCATCGGGCGCGATGGCGGCAAGAAGCGACTCCGCATGGATACCGCCTCGCCGGACGTCGGCCCGAAGGTGTTTGTCGCGGCGGGTAACTGGGCGATCCCGTGAGAGCCGCGCTCCGCCAGAACCCGCAGCGCGTCCGCACGAACGCGGTGCAGAGCGTCCCCGCCCCCGTAGGCGGCTGGAACGCCCGCGACGCGCTCGCGGACATGAAGCCCACCGAAGCAATCGTCCTGCTGAACATCTACCCGCGCACGGCGTATGTAGAGGGGCGCGGCGGGTTCACGTCGCACGCCACCGGCCTGACGGGCAACGGCAAGACGCTCGCCACCTATAACGGCATGAGCGGCACGTCCAAGCACTTCGCGTTCACCAGCAGCGGAATCTACGACGTGTCGTCGGCGGGTGCTGTCGGCGCGAGCGGCCTGGCGCGCACCAACGGCAAGCACCAGTGCGTCAACTTCGGTGACGGCACGAACAACTACCTGATCGCCTGCAACGGCGTGGACGCGCCTGCGTACTACGACGGCGCGTCATGGCTCTCGGTGACAGGTATCAGCAGCCCCGCCCTGACCGGCATCACGACGACGGAACTCATTGCGCCCGTGGTGTTCAAGGGCCGGTTGATGTTTTTGCAGAAGGCATCGCTGTCGTTCTGGTATCTCGCAGCCGGAGCGGCGGGCGGCGCGCTCACCGAGTTCGACCTGTCGGCGGAACTCCCGCGCGGCGGCTATCTCATGGCCGCGATGGCATGGACCCTTGACGCCGGTACAGGCGTTGACGACTACTTCGTGGCCATCAGCAGTGAAGGCGAGGTCGTCGTCTACCAGGGCACCAGCCCGTCGTCGTCCACCACCTGGGCGAAGGTCGGCACGTTCTACCTCGGCAAGCCACTCGGCCGCCGCTGCCTGACGAAGTACGGCGGCGACGTACTCATCATCACCGAGAGCGGCGTATTCCCCCTGTCGCGCTCGCTGGCGTCTATTCAAGTGACGAACGAGCAAGCGCTGTCCTACAAGATAGAGTCGGCGTTCATCAGTTCCGCCACCTCTACGGGCAGCGTGTTCGGGTGGGAGGCGACCCTGTATCCGGCCGTCTCCGCGCTCATCGTCAACGTCCCGACCAACGAGGACGGCACGCACTACCAGTATGTGATGAACACCATCACGAAGGCATGGTGCAAGTTCGACTCGTGGAACGCCGAGTGCTTTGGCGTATTCGGCGGCGCGCTGTACTTCTGCCGTGGAACCACCGTCTACAAGGCGTGGAACGGCACCTCAGATGGCGGCAGCAACATAACGATGTACGCAAAGCAGGCGTTCAACTACTTCGGGGACCGGGGGACGATCAAGCATTTCGACATGTTCCAGCCGGTGTTCGCGGTCAACGGTTCCTTCGGGTTCCTGACCGACATAGACGTAGACTTCA